TTAGAAACCTCCCACATTTGAATACCTCTGTTTGACCAATCGGCAAACATAATATTCATAGAACGTCTAGCTGTAACTGCGTCATAAGAAGTACGAGCTTCCAATCCTGCAAGCTCGTATGCTTCTTCTATTGCGGTCGCTACATCTAAATTAAATGCACGAGTTCCTGAGGTAGCCATATTAAGTGTAGTAAGCTACAAAAAAGTCGCAATTAGCTAATACGACATAGGCTCCTGTATTGAACTTAACTCCATCATTAGGTAAGTAATGGTCAAAAGATTCATTTGCTGCTGAACCAAATTTAAACTCTATTAAAAGTTTAGTTCCACTAGCACTAGTTCCATCATAGATTTTTATAGAACCGTCTGCAGCACTTGCTTGTGCTTGAACAGATTGAATTCTTATTGGACCTAAGTTGGTAGCAGTACCTGCACCAGTTCCTATGAACCCTTGTAGTTGCCCTGTAGCTGTTAAAGCTTTAGTTGCTTTTACATCGGATGAACTCATATTAAGCTCCTATTACGCGATTTGAGTATATTCAATAATAAATGTAAACGAACCTGCAGTTGTTGCGTCTACTGTATTAGTGATATTACAGTAAATAGTTCTTGCGGTATCTGTATATTGAACAGAAGCTGGAGCTGTTGTTCCATCTTGAGTTTGTAAAACTAAACTAGTTACAGTCACATTATGAGCAACAACAGTTGTACCGCCATCTAGTATTTCATCAGTCTGAGCTGCAACAATTTGTGCACCTGAAGAAGATGTACCTACTTCGTAACCAATATCACCTGTTCCAATAACAGGAGAAGTATCACAAAATATTTTTATATCAGTAATGATTGTGTTTGCTGGTTGTGTAAATTCACCTATAGTGGGTGAATCTCCTGCTGTAGTATTTACTGTTACACCAGTTGCAAAACCTACATGTTTTACATACTTATTAGTAACAATACCTGTAGATGCAATATTTACAACATCAGTTTCTGCACCTGTGCTACTATTAACTGATATTACTTTAAAACCATTCTCAGACCTGACTGGTCCGTTAAATGTCGAATTTGCCATAATTTCCTCCTACGGAAATAAGTTTTATCATCTCGGCTTGTCTGCTAGGTCAGTTGATAAAACAAATTAATAAATCCTAGTCTTGTGATTGTATATCATTCATTCAAAAAAGAAAAGGGACCCGAAAGTCCCTTTAATTTTCACGTAAATGATTTACGCTCCAGGTGAACCAAAAATTCCTCTCCAGTCACTAAAACCAAAGCTGTAACGTTCTCTAGCTTTGTATCTTACATTACCAGTTTCGAAGTCGCCTTCCATACTAGTTGATACAGGAGTTCTAACGAAATGTTTTAATCCGTTAGGTACGTCAGTTTTGATAAAGAAAGCATCAGTATCTGTTAGATAATGATTTACAACATAACCGTCAGAAATCATTCCCATGTTTCTGATTGCATTGATGTCATTATCTGAAGTACCGACTCTTCCAGGACTATCCATAAGTCTATCTGCTACGAATTGTAACGCAGGCGGAATAATTAATTTTTTCGCCTGTGCATTAACTTTAAGGTTTCTTTCGTCTCTAAAGTCAGAGATATCAATTAACGCTTGTTCGAGAGAAGTCTCATTTAAGTCAGATGCAACAGTTAACTCATTTTTCAAGTCTACGTTAGCAACAGTAGGATGGTCTGTAGCACAAAGCTCTTTTCCATCACCACCAACAAATGAAGAACTAAACGCATTGTTTAATACGTTAGCTGCTTTTACTTGCTTAGTTGTTTGCATAGACCTTGCTAACGCTCTTGTGTATCTTGAAGAGAGAGTATCGTAGAGGTTATCTTCGATAGCTTCTTCTGTCAACGCAAATGCTAACGCTACAGTCTCGTGTGTATAACGCGAACTAAAAGATTCTTGAGCTGTATCATAAATGACCGCTGCTCCTTCTCCTTTAGTTGGTGCTTCACCAAACCCACTTAACATTACTTCTTCCTCAAACGCTCTTTCAGAACTTTCGGTATCGAAGATGTCTTCGTGTTCATTATTATATCTTTCATACTCTAATCCAAAGAGAGCATGAAGTCCAGGTACTAGTTCTTTGACTAGTTGGGCTCTATTAATTGCCATTATTTATTCTCCTTAGATTATACAGCAAACGTGTTAGTAGGGAATGTAAACAATCCTCTTGCATGAGCACCTATTGAGTTGCTCGGTTGCGAAGAAAATCCTACACATAACGCTACACCGCTTGATGTTGTTGCAGTCACACCTTCTTTTGACCTACCATTGACAGTGCTGCCAGCAGTAGTTGAGAGAGTGTATTTGTTACCGATAAAACTTACGGCAGGAGTTCCTGCTGTAAATTGAGCTTCGTAAACAATTCCAGGGTCATTGTAAACGAGAGCTTCTGCATCGGCACCACCTAGTGTCGCAGTGTCAGCAGTCCAAACTTTCGAGAAAGTTGGAGTACCGTCAGTTGCGGTAAAAAATACTCCGTAAAACACACCTACAGGTGTACCAGTCGCCGTACCTTGAATGACATATCCGCTAGATAAATTAACTACATCACCTGAAAAGATTGATGCGTTAGTTGCACTTGCGATTCTCATTTTAGCAGGACGAATAATACCACCGTACATATGATATGCAGGAGTAAAACCATCAGGTTTATTTGTATTAGCCATGATAATCTCCTTTGCTTATATACATAGTTATTATTAAGTTCCTTTATCGGTAGGTTTACTACCGAATGCGACTTTAGAAGACCTTTGGATATCACTATCTTTTATAGGCATTCTTGGGTCGCTTTCTCGCATTAAGTTTTGGTCTACACCGTCCATAGCAGTTTTTGCTTGGTTTGAAAAATAAGCTGTACGCTCATCTGCGGTTTCAACAGGTACTTTAGCAAGAATTAAACCTCCAACCCCAATTACTCCTTTATTACTTCCACTATCTACAGTTGGAGCTTCAAAATCAGGATAGTCTTCTGCTCTCACAGGTTCATATCCTTCTCTAATACGTTTTGACATATTAGATTTATCATCTACTCCTCTGGTAGCTTCTCTAATCCACCTGAATTGATATCCAGGAGGAGCGTCTGGTGCGTCTAACATTGACGGGGGTTTCCAAGGCGTTCTGCGAGTTTGAGAGTCTCGTGTCTCTGCGGACCTAGAGTTTCTATCCGTTGCGACTTCTGTTGTTGTGTTCTCATCTGTCATTTTTATACTCCTTCGATATGCTTGGCATATTCTTCTAGCGGCACGTTTAGTCTTTTAGCTATTGCTACTTGACTTGGTGACAACTTTATTTTGCGTGATGATTTTTTACCACTAGCACCTCTGCTACTGGCAGCAACCTGTTGCACGGGGGCAGATTGCTCTTCTGAAAATTTGTGTGGAAAATTATCTTGCATACGTTTATCAACTTCAGCATAATAATCGTCAGAAGAAGGATTATACCCACTTTCAACGAGTTCTTTATGTATTCCAAATGCTGCAAACGTCATTGCTTGGTCATCTCCGAACCATTTATTTTTCTCAGCCCATTCCTCAGCTTTAGGGTCAGGTCCTTTAGCCTGAGGTTGTAATGTAGGTTGGTAGTCTTCTACGGGGACTTCTTCAGCGTTATTCTTTTCTCTAACTTGCTGTTGTGCTGATAATCTTTTAAGATTTTGTGATTCAGCACTTGCCCTAGAAAGTTTTTCTGTTGCTTCCGCAATAGCTTCACCGTCACCTGCATCTTGAGCCTCTTTTAATAAAATTTTGGCTCCTGCTATTTCTGATTGTACCCTATTGTCGTACTCTTTGAAAAGGGAAGAATCAGAATTCTTTAATTTTTCTTTTAACTGAGTATTACTTTGATTAATGTTTTGAGCATAATTAACAGCTTCATCTCGCTGTCTTTCTGCTTCTCGCATTTTATAAGTTAGTTTATCAATACGTTTTTGTACTGAATCACTAATTTCGTCTAACTCGTCTTTTGGTTGAGTTGTTTCTACAGCTTGTTCTTCGACTAATTCAGTTTTAATTGAATCATCAACATCTGCTTCTCGTATATCTACCTCCCCTTCGGGAAGTTCTAATTCTATTTTTTCTGCTTCATTATTTTGCATGAGTCCTCCTCAAGATTGTTATGATAAAATTGCTTCTGGGTCATCAATACAGGCTAAGATTTCGTCATCGTTTAAAAGACGCATGTCGCCACCTTCTATTTGAAAACGAGCTCCAGCATATCTGCCAAAGATTACCCAATCACCTTCTTTACACCAAGCTCCCTCAGGGAACTTATGTGGGTCACTATACGCGTCTGGTCCTAAAGACACTACATAACCAACAACAGTTGCTAATCTTTCTTTATCAACAGTTGCTTTAGCTAAATGTATGCCACCTTTAGTTATACTCGATTGTGTAAAAGGTAATATTAAAATTCGATACCCCGTTGGACGTGGTAGCGATTCCGCATGAGAGTCTAAGTTTTCTGGAGTAATAACGGGTTCCGAACTTACGTCAGGAGCGTTGTTACTTCCAAAATCTCTTAATACCCTATCTGGAACAGTTTTTGTTTCGACTTTATTAGTCATTTGCATCCTCCATATTAGAATGTAAAGTTTGAATTTCCTGTTCAGAAAAACTCAAACCTGCTATTTCACCGACTATCCTTTGGTATTGTTCAAAATTCTCAACACTTCCAGAAGCCAATGTTTGCATGAGAGCTTCTTTTCTCTCACGATATTTACGGAGCAAATGCTCCGTAGCTAAGATATAATCCATTTATTTAATATAGTTATACCAAAGAAGTCCTTTAGTTTGCCCGTAAGCAGCCTTCATTTTAGACTCTTTACCAACAACCTTGCCTTTTGCATCCGTATTTACTTCGCCTTCTTTAACAGACTCTGTTCTAGTGCTATCAACCATTACTGGTTCACTAGGAGCAGCTCTATTAACCTTCTTAGAAGGGGACGGATAATCTTTATTTCTATGCATTATTTTTCTCCGTTTTTATTTCTACTGTCCCGAACTGTTTTAACCAGTTCAGTAAAGTTCTTATCGGCATCGGCTTTAGACCTTTGCTCTAATTCTTGTAACTTAATAGCTGCTTTAGTATCTTCATCTTTTGCATCAGCCTCTATTTTTTCACGTTTAATTTGTGCATCTAGTTCTGTTTTCATTATAGAAAGTTGTGCGTCTCTTGCATCGTCTTCTGCTTTTTGCATCAACTGTTCTTTTTCTAATTGTAATTGTTGTTGGAACATTTCCAT